TATTATATTGAAGCATAATCCAAGATATAAACCGGGCAACATGCAGATTCACCATATTGAGTTTGAACAGAAAGCTGAGGATAAGTATGGTAATCCAATTTATCATCAAGATGAGCGCGGAGACTTTATTGTCAAAAGAGTTAATGTAATAAATGTACCCTATTTAAAAAGAGAAGTTATAGACATAATTAAACATCTATCATAAATGGCTACTTTAAACGAAAATATAGAACTGTTCAAATGTTATGTAAGAGCATCACATTTTACAAAAGATGATAAAGATTCTGATGACTATCACTTATGTTATGCGTTTGCAATACAATCAGTAGCAGGAAAGATATTAACTTTTCATGTTATGACTGAATATGGTATGCTCAGATCAAGAGTTCCTATATCAGAAATATATATAGAGGAACCAACTAATGATATCCCTTTTCATTTTAAACAACTATGGGATTGTTTTAGTGAAAACGTATCAGTTATTACATATGATTATCTGTATGAGAAGCGCTGTCAAGTCGTATTAAAAGATGGTTCTAAAGTATGGGCAACATATTTAATGACAGTAGATTGGTACAAAAATTCTTATTCTGATGAACCTTCTGATTATAAATGTGGGCACATATTAATTGCAGATGATGGTTATTTACTATGTCAACCAAACAACAGAATTTTCTGGAAAGATTCTAATTGGATAACAAAATCTTTTCCTATTGAGCCTTTAAAACTTAAAGTAGATACAGATTTACTGTCTGTTGAAACTCAATCTGATAAGTGGGTTTCAGAAAATGGAGATAGCTATTATTACGATATAAAACCTATTAAAGATGGTGAGGATATTTGATATTCAAAATGGTGCTGTGGTGCCTACTGAGCACTGCTACACTATGAAAAGTCTTAAGACTATCATGGATGAATATCCTGATAACTATATTAAGATTTATCAGTATGTGTTTTACATGACATGTATGAACCCGGATCTAAATCCTTTTTTTGATGTTCCAGATATTGATCGCGAAGAACTTATTCTTCAAGAAATAGATGCTGACTTTTCTACAGAGGATGCTTATATCATGCATGCATTAGATGTTGTTAAGAAACTGTATGAAACACCAACCTCGCGCGCGTACAGGGGAATCAAAACAATGCTTGATAGATTGGCAGATTACATGGAAAATACGCCAATTGAGCATGGTAGAGATGGTAATATCAACTCTCTTGTTAATGCTGCAGCTAAGTATCAACAGATTCGTGAAAGCTTTAAAGGTGCATACAGAGATCTTAAAGACGAACAACAATCCTCAGTTCGCGGTGGCCAAAACTTAGCATATGATCAGTAGGAGTGGTGTAAAGTACTATGAGCGTGTACCAACATGGCGTAATGGAAACTGGGAAGTTACAGAATTTGGTAATCGCGAAGAGTTTAAATCTTTTGTACTTGACCGGTTTAAAGAACCAGGTCAGTATGGTTTTAATGAAGACACTGCTATCTTTAACGAACAGGCAACCATATTTAATGAACGCAACTATTTTTGCCAGGCGCCTATTAAAAGCAAAGATTTTGTCAACTACTGGGATGATCAGAAAGTAAAAAACAGAAATGGTATAATCGTTATTTCTGGTGATAAGACATGGTATGTATGCCGTGATTACTACATGTGGCTTAATTTCTTACCTATTTACGATAAGGAAGAGAGCCTGTTTGGCTTTGCAAAAGTTCGCGACGCTCAGTATCATATGGCTCTTTATGAGTTACTAGCAGAGCTTCATTATAAACACAGCGCTATTCTTAAGAAACGTCAGATTGCTAGTTCATACTTTCACTCTGCAAAGCTTATAAATCAGGTTTGGTTTGAAGAGGGTGTTACCTTAAAAATGGGTGCTAGTCTTAAAGATTATATCAATGAGAAAGGTACCTGGAAAATGCTAGATGAATATTCTGCTTTCTTAAATGAGCATACTGCATGGTATAGACCATTCAATCCTAGTAAGACATTAATGTGGCAACAGAAGATTGAGGTGCGTAAGGGTAATAGAAAAAGTGAGGTTGGTCTTAAAGGTACTATTCAAGGTATGTCATTTGAGAAAGATCCCACAAATGGTGTAGGTGGTCCATGTAAATACTTCTTTCATGAAGAAGCCGGTATTGCACCAAAGATGAATGATACTTTTGAGTATATAAGACCTGCACTAAAATCTGGTTTTATAACCAGTGGTATGTTTATAGCAGCAGGATCTGTAGGTGATCTTGATCAATGTGAACCTCTCAAAGAGATGATTCTAAAACCAGAGGTAAATGATATTTACGCGGTAGAATCAAACCTTATTGATAAAGATGGTACCCATGGAAAATCTGGACTATTCATACCAGAGCAGTGGTCAATGCCACCCTTTATCGACGACTATGGTAATTCAAAAATTGAAGAAGCCCTTGTAGCATTAGAAGAACAGTTTGCTACATGGAAGAAAGAGTTGCCGGCAGATAAGTATCAATTGCGTATATCACAGCATCCTAGAAATATAGAAGAGGCTTTTGCTTATAGAAAGGAGTCAAAGTTTCCACAACATCTTGTTAATGCGCAAATTAGACGTATTTTAGATAAAGAAATTTCTATTGAATATGTTAATTTAATTCGTGATGAACATGATAAAGTTGTTATTAAAGAAACTCGTAAGCTCCCTATTAATGAATTTCCAGTCCCTAAAAATGCGGTTGATAAAGAGGGCGTCGTGGTTATATACGAGCGCCCTGTTAAGGATCCGTCTTTTGGCATGTACTACGCGTCTATTGACCCTGTGGGAGAAGGAAAAACTACAACGTCAGATTCGTTGTGCTCGATATTTGTGTATAAAGCTCCAACGGAAGTTACAAAGGTTGAAGCAGATACTGTAAACAGTTATGTAGAGGGAGATAAAATTGTTGCATCCTGGTGTGGCCGGTTTGATGATATTAAGCAAACTCATGAGCGCCTGGAAAACATAATTGAATTTTATAATGCCTGGACTCTTGTAGAAAATAACGTTAGCTTGTTTATTCAATACATGATGATGAAGCGTAAGCAAAAGTATTTGGTACCAAAAGATCAGATACTTTTCTTGAAAGAAATTACTTCTAACAAAGCTGTATATGCAGATTATGGTTGGAAGAATACCGGCACCTTATTTAAAAGTCATCTTCTATCTTATGCTATTGAGTATCTGCAAGAAAAGCTAGATGAGGAAATAGATGAAGATGGTAATATTGTACGTACAAAATTTGGTGTTGAACGTATACCTGATATAATGCTGTTGCGCGAAATGCAGGCTTATCAAGATGGTCTTAACGTGGATAGATTAGTTGCTTTTTCTGCCCTGGTAGCATTTGCTAAAATTCAGCAAACAAACCGGGGATATGTAAAGCGTGTAATTAGAGATGACGGTAAATTGGAAAAATCAGATAAATTGAGTAAATTTAATAATAGTCCGTTTAGACACATGGGCAAATCTTTATTGCCAGTAGGTATGAAGAGGAGTCCATTTAAAAACTTTAAATAAGATGCAAATATATAATGCATTACAGCTCAAGAATGGAGCAAAGGCAGATTACAATAGGTTAGGTAGTGTTACCCAACCCTTACAATTTATACCTGACAAAGAAAAGACTGATGAGTGGGCAGCCTGGAATGTTGACTGGTTAGAGTGGAATGGTATAAAGCAACTGCGTCGTAATGCGCGGCGCCTTATGAAGAACTACAAACTAGCAAAGGGGATCATTGATAAGACAGACTATATTGTTAGTGAAAACAATGAAATGTCAGATCTTGTTGAAACTCTTACACAAGAAGATTATAGTGCACTAGAACTTAAGTTCTATCCTATTATCCCAAATGTGATTAATGTTCTTGTATCTGAATTTGCTAAATGAAACACTAAGATCAATTTTAAAGCTATTGACGAGTATTCATATAATGAGCTTCTTGAACAAAAGAAGTCCATGGTTGAAGAGTATCTTTTAACTGATGCTCAAATTAAGATTACAAATAAGTTGCTCGAAATGGGCATGGATATTGAATCTGAAGAAGCTCAACAAGAACTATCACCTGAAAAGCTAAAGAGTTTACCGGAAATTGAAGATTACTTTAGAACTAATTATAAGTCACAAGCGGAGCAGTGGGCTACCCACCTTATGCAACATGACATGGAGCGTTTCAAAATTGAAGAGTTAGAAGAACGCGCTTTTCGT